GCCTATAATCGCGCAACACTGCGCTCGCTGCACCAGCGGCTTTATCCCCATGCGGAGAGCTTATGTACACCATGACTTACACCAGCCTGCTCGAAGACGTGCGGCGCTACCTTGAGCGAGGCTTCACAGCCGAAAGCGACCAAATCGTCTATGAGCAGCTTCCACGCCTGGTAACACTGGGCGAACGGCGCATCGCTCGTGAGCTGAAGATTCAGGGCTTCATTCGCGCCATGACGATGCCTTTTCAATCTGGCGTTGGCGTCTATCTCAAGCCCGACCGCTGGCGCGAGACTATCAGCATGACCGTGGACCATCAACCGGTGTTTGCCCGCTCTTATGAGTACCTGCGCAACTACTGGCCAAACGAGGCCGACACTGCGCAGCCTGAGTTTTACGCCGACTACGATTACCAGCACTGGCTTTTTGCGCCGACACCCGCCACAGCACAGACCCTTGAGGTTTTGTACTACGAGCAGCCCAGGCTGCTTGACGAGGAGTTCCAGACCAACTGGCTCACCGAGTACGCCCCCGACCTGTTGCTGTATGCCACGCTGCTTGAGGCCGCGCCGTTTCTCAAGAACGACGAGCGAATCCAGACGTGGCAAAACATGTACAACCGCGCCGCACAAGCCTTAAGCGGTGAAGACCTCAAGCGCATTTTGGATCGAAGCGCAAACCGGAGTGAACCCTGATGCCTTACACCGACGTTTTTGGCGGAGCCAACATTTATCCCAGCGACGTGAGCTACAGCGCCACGGCGCTCACAGCAGACATTACGCTGAGCTGGCCAGAGGAAACCTCAGCCTCGGCGAATTTGGCAGCTCGCATCATGGATGTGACGCCTGATGCGGCTGGTCGAATCATCACGCTGCCCGACGCCGACAAGTCCGGCACCGGAAACACGATCTTGTTCAACAACAAAGGCGCGCATGACTTCACGGTGAAAAACGCTGCTGGCGTGCAAGTCGTTGTTGTCACGCCTGGCACGCTCTGGCAGGTGTATTTGGCCGTGAACACAAGCGTGGGTGGCACTTGGCGAGCTGTTGCTTATGGTGCGTCCAGCTCGGTGGCCGATGCATCTGCATTGGCTGGCACAGGTTTGATTGCGGTTGGCTCGCAGCTTTCGCAGTCTTTGCCTGTTTTTAACTTCAACTCAGATTACACAACCGGCTCGGCAGATCGGGCAAAGTTGATGATGTGGACCGGCGCTGCCGGCGTTTTGACGCTTCCGGACCCGGTAACAATTGGTTCTGATTGGTTCATCGAGCTTCGGAACTCTGGTGACGGGGCTTTGATTGTCAATCCGTCCGGGCCTGTTTTTATTGATGGGTCTTCTTCAAAAACCTACAACCCGGGCGAGTCATCGACGATTGTTTGCGATGGCTCTGCTTATTATTCGGTCGGCTATGGGCAGGCTTCGGTTTTTGCCTTTGACTACACGTCGATTGACGTTTCCGGATCTGGGGCGTACACGCTTTCGGGATCGGAGTTCAACCGAATCGCATACAGCTTCACCGGAATTTTGACTGGCGATCGTGAAATCATTGTGCCCCCGACCGTTCAGCAGTATTGGGTCACAAACAACACAACGGGCTCTTACTCTCTGACCATTAAAACCGCCGCAGCCGCTGGTTTGCTGATCAGCCAAGGCCAAGCGGCCATCATGTATTGCGACAGCGTTAATGTGGTGCAAGCTGACACATCTGGTATTTCAACACCGATCGCGGTAATTGACGGCGGCACTGGCTCCACCACTGCTTCTGGTGCCCGCGTCAACTTGGGCGCGACAACCGTCGGAAACGCGCTTTTCACAGCCGGCGGCGCAGCTTCAGCCCGAGGCGTTTTGGGCAGTGGCGTGGTTGGTGATGCAATCTTTGTGTCCGCAACTCAAAGCGAGGCCTGGACAGCGCTTGGCCCCGTAACAGGTGGAGCTTTCTGATGCCTGCAAGCACAATGATTTTGCGCTCCAATCCCGGAATCAAACGGGATGGCACCAAGTTTGATGGCGATTTCTACACCGACGGCCAGTGGGTGCGGTTTCAGCGCGGGCTGCCTCGCAAAATCGGCGGCTACCGATCGGTGAGCAAGTATCTGCCCGAGGTGTCTCGCGGCTTCACCAATTTCTCTCAAGCCAACCTGGTGTACTTTCATTCTGGCGGCCCTAGCGAATTAAGCCGGTTCACCACTGATCCCCAGAAAAACAGCTCTTTAGTGACGGACCGAACGCCCGCAACACTGGTGGCGTCTGACGACAACAAGTGGATGTTTGATTACATGTTTGAGGCATCAAGCGCCAATAACTCTTTGATCGCCCACGTTTCCCCAAATAACGATCACATCGACAACTCGGCTGGCGGCCAAATCTTCTTGGGAGATGTGACCGGCACCGCCGCGCTGACAGAGGTCACGCTTCCTGTTGGCGCAAACGCTACCGGCGGCGTCGTCGTCATGCACCCGTATTTGGTGTACTACGGCACCGCCGGGATCATCGGCTGGTCCATTGCTGGCGAGCCTTCTGACCTGGTCGGCGCGGGTTCTGGCATCGCTCGCGTGTGGGGCCAAAAGATCATCAAAGGGCTGCCGTTGCGCGCTGGCGCTGGCTCAGCACCTGCTGGAATTTTCTGGGCCTACGACGCGGTTATTCGCATGACGTTCACCGGCGGCTCGACCGTTTTCCAGTTTGACACGATCGCCACCGAAACCTCGATCATGTCGCCAGACTGCGTGATTGACTACGACGGGGTGTTCTTCTGGGTGGGCGTAGACCGTTTTCTGATGTTCAACGGCGTGGTGCGTGAGGTGCCAAACCAGATGAACCTGAATTGGTTTTTTGACGGCCTCAACACGCAGCAGCGGTCTAAGGTCTTTGCCATGAAGGTTCCTCGATACGGCGAGGTCTGGTGGTGCTACCCAAGAGGCGAGGCAACCGAATGCACGCACGCCGTGATTTACAACGTGCGCGAGAACACCTGGTATGACAGCGAGCTTCCAGGCGATGGACGCACATCTTCGACGTACTCAAACGCTTATGCTTGTCCTGTGATGGCTGGTGTTGACGCATCGCCCAGCGGCTACAAAGTCTGGTTTCACGAGCAGGGCGTTGATGCAATTGACGGGCAGAGCATTCAGCCGATCGCATCTTGGTTTGAAACAGCCGACATTTCGGCTGCATCAAAAGGCCAAAATCAATACCTCCGAATCAGCGCAATCGAGCCTGATTTTGTGCAGTCCGGCCCCATGCAGGTGCGCGTCACAGGCCGCGCCAATGCCCGAGCTCCCGAGGTCTACAGCACCGATTTCACGTTCCCTGAGGTGGCCAACCAGCCATTCGAGCAGATCGTGATGCTCAAAGAGCAGCGCCGCGAGTTGCGTGTGCGATTTGAGTCCAACGCGGTTGGCGGCGATTACCAGATGGGCCAAATCCTGGCTCACATGGACAACGGCGACAAGACGGTGCTCGGATGACCGCAATCACCCGACCCCAAATGATGGAGCTGCGCGACTGGGCAGATCAGATGATGCTCGACCTCGACAGCTACGGAGCGCTGGGGCGACTTGAAGATGAAGCCCGGTGGCAAGACTGGGCTATGCAATTTTTGAACAACACCACACTGGGACGAAACTTGCCCAACCCTTACGGGTTTGAAAATTGGCGCGATTGGGCTGAACGATTCGCCCAAGCGCTGTCGTAACACCATGGAAAGCACGCAGATGGACAAACAGCAAATCTTACAAATCGCCAGCCAAAACCCAGAGTTTCCGCAGGCGGTGCGGGCGCTTGAGCAGCAAATGCAGACCAATCCGATCACGCCAGAAGGGCTGCAAGAGCTGATCAAGATGTTGGAGTTTGCGCTTCAAACGCCAGAGGCCTATCCACAGGTTCGACAGGCCGCCGTGGCTGATGGTTATGTTGACCAAGAAGACATGCCAGAGCATTTTGACGAGGTGTTTCTGATTTCCATTCTGGCCGCCCTGTACATCATTGATGCTCAGCTCAACGCCCAAGGTGGTGCACAGGCTCCGATGGCCATGCCAGAGCAGCCGATGCAATTAGCGCGCGGCGGCTTGGCCCAGGCTGCCGAGCATTTGCGCCGTCAAGGCCGTGGTGGCGACACCATGCTGGCCCACATCAATCCGCGCGAGGCCGCGATGCTGCGACGTGCTGGTGGTGCTGGAACCATCAACCCCAACACTGGACTGCCTGAGTTCCTGTCGTTCAAAAGCTTGTTTAAGGCTGTGGCTCCAATCGCGCTGACTTTCCTTGCCCCAGGAATCGGGACCGCGATTGGTTCGGCGCTGGGCGCATCGGGCATCGGTGCATCCATGCTTGGCAGCGCGGTGCTTGGCGGCGGGGCTGCTGCCCTGACCGGTGGCGATGTGATGAAGGGTGCCTTGCTTGGCGGCCTGGGCGGAGGGTTGGGCGGCGCTGTTGGCGGCGCAGCCAACAACGCGCTTGGACTGGGTTTGGGGCAAACTGGGCAAGCGCTGCTTGGCAGCGGCCTTGTGGGCGGTGCAGCGGGTGCGCTGAC